GACAAGCTGTACGACCTGTACCTGATGGCACAATTCGACTTCTATAACCGCGAGGATGCCAACTATAACAACTCCGTTCTGTCCTTCAATACGGCTCTGGACGAGTACAAGAAGGATTACCACAGGACCCACGTCCCAAAGGGAGTGGGCGGATACCAGAACGTTTTTTAAGAGAGGAGGGAGAATATGAAGCTTCCCTATTTTACCGCGACCACCCAAAAGACAAAGAAGCAAATCATTGCTTTTGGGGGCGTGAACTACGGGCAGAAAACCAGCGACGGAGAGCTTTTGGAGAGCTTCGGTCTCTCCTCCACAAAGTACCCTTGCTTGAGCCAGAGGGACGGAAGAAAGACCGCCGGGACCTATACCGCCCCGAACGGCCTCTATGCGCGCGGAAAGCTTTGCGTGGTAGACGGGACCGACTTCATCTACGGAGGAAAGACCGTGGGACAGGTGACGTCCGGGGAAAAGCACATCGCCACCATCAATACCAAAATCGTGATTTTCCCGGATAAGGTCTACTACGACACGGCGACGGACGAATTTGGAAGCCTGGAGGCGGAATATCCGGGCTACGCCGGTGACATCACCTTCACCGCAAATACCATTACCGCCCCGGCGTGCAGCTACATCGACCGCGCCTACGAGAGCGACGGAACGCTGACCGCGATTGCGGCGGACACGGATTTTGCGGCCTATACCGGCGCGAGCGTCAACAAGAGCACCGGAGTGCTGACGCTGACCGGAAGCTCCCCTAAGACGCCGGACGCGTTGGCCGCTGGAGACATCATCCAGTACGATTGCGACGTCACCAAGGAATACATGGTTGTCCAGAGCAGCGCGCTCCAGAGCGACGGGACCTACCATATCGGCTATATCCTTCACGAGGCCGTCCTGCACGAGTACCCGAACTTTGAGGACCTGTTTGCAGCTGGTGACGCAATCGAAATTTCCGGATGCACCACCTGCGACGCGAACAACGGCAGCCATATCATCCGCAGCATCTCCGGCAGGACGCTGACCTTTTACAGCGACACGTTCAGCGAGACAGGAACGGAGGCCGGGACCGTGCTGCTTGCGAGGAATGTCCCGGACCTGACCTGCGTTTGCGAATGTGACAATCGCATCTGGGGCGCAGAGGGGACCACCATTCACGCGTCCGCGCTGGGAGACCCCAAGAATTTCAACGTGTTTGACGGTCTTTCCACGGACAGCTACGCCGTCGCCGTCGGCACAGATGGCGACTTCACAGCGGCGGCAGCGTACTCCTCTACCGTGCTTTTTTGGAAAGAGAACTGCCTGCACAAGGTCCTGGGGAGCTATCCCGCTCAATATGAGATTTACACATACACCATCCCCGGCGTCCAGGAGGGCAGCGAAAAGAGCCTGGAGGTCATCAACGAGACGCTGTTTTACAAGGGCAGGAGCGGCGTATACGCCTACACCGGCGGGACGCCGGAGCTGATTTCCGAGTGCTTCGGAACCAAGAGATTCTACGACGCCGTGGCAGGGACCGACGGAGAGCGCTATTACATCTCCATGCGGAACGATATTGGAGACTGGGACCTGTATGTTTTTGACACCATGCGCGGCATATGGCTGCGGGAGGACAGTACCCATGCGGCGGACTTCGCGCAGCTCGACGGAGTGCTCTACTATCTGGACCGGGATACCGGCAAGGTGATGATGTGCGGACAGGACTATTCCGAGGAGGGCCGCATCAACTGGAGCGCGACGCTCTGCCAGTTTGACGAGACCACGCACGGGCGGAAGGGGTACTCCAAGATATACCTGCGGGCGGATATGGCAGCCGGTTCCTGGCTCAAGGCTGAAATAAGCGTTGACGGAGCGCCCTTCAAGCAGGTTTTCAGCACCCATGACGAGCGGGCCAAGACGGTGCAAATCCCGATTCTCCCGGTCCGCTGTGACAATTTCCGCATCCGCCTCTCCGGGAAAGGCGCGTGCGTTGTAAAGAGCATCGTCCGGGAATTTTCCGTTGGAAGCGAGGTATAAACGATGGCAACGATTCTGCCCGGCTCTCCGCCGACATTCAACAAGGCCGACGTAAGCGGCACAGTGAAAGCCCTGTGCAATTACACGCGGACCTTGCAGGAAAATATCGACTTCACCCTTGGACAGCTTCGGAAGGAGCTGACCGCCGCGCAGGTGAACCTTGAAAACCTGCAAGCAACCGTGTCCTCCATGAAAACCACAATTTCGAGCTTGCAGGATAACATCTCTACTCTGGAGACGAATTACAACTCACTGGCTGCCCGCGTAACCGCGCTGGAGCAGTAATCGAACCGAAAAGGAGGCTTGAACATGGCTACCACAAAGAAAGACGACGAGGCGGTTGACCGCAACAGCTACGGCGGCTCCGCTTACGACCAGGCCAATTTTACGGACGACGAGCTGGCAAGCGCGGCTGCCGTGCGAGCTGCCGCAGAGGCCGGGGAAACGACCTGGGAGGATGCCCATAACTACGTCGAGAACTTGCGCTCCGGCTACGGCTACTCCGGAGGCGATGACGGAAGCTCCTACATTTCCCTGCCGAGCGCCGCCGATAAAGAAGATTTCAGCTACGAAAGCGCGCCGTCCTACACCAGCAAATACCAAAACCAAATTAATGAGTTGGCGTCCTCCATTCTTAATCGGGAGGCGTTCAGCTATGACCCGGAGCAGGACGAAACCTACCAGCAGTACAAGGACAGCTACACCAAGAGCGGCCAGCGCGCCATGCAGGACACCCTTGGGCAGGTTTCCGCCCGCACAGGCGGCCTTGCAAGCTCCTACGCGGGCAGCGCGTCACAGCAGACGTACGACAACTATATGTCGGCGCTTGCGGACAAGATTCCGGAGCTAAAGCAGCTTGCCTACTCCATGTACCAGGACGAGGGAAATACCCAGCGGGCGAATCTGGAAATGCTCCAGGCGCTCGAAAGCGGAGACTACGCCAAATATCAAGACCTCCTGTCCCAGTACAACACAGACCGGGGCTTTGACTACGGCGTGTACTCCGATGATAAGAGCTTTGATTACCAGGCGGAGCGGGACAGCGTTTCCGACAAACAGTATGCCGATGAAACTGCCTACAACCGGCAGACCTATGAGAACGAGACGGAGTACAACCAGGCACTCCAGAAAGCCCAGACGCTTGCTGCGGCTGGCGACTTCTCCGGGTATGCGGCCCTGGGATACACGGACGCGGAGATTGCAAACCTCAAAACCGCCTATGACAAGGCGCAGGCGGCCTCTGTTTCGTCCGGTTCAAGAAGCAGCTCCTCCGGCTCCGGCGGTTCGTCCGGTTCAAGAAGCAGCTCCTCCGGCTCCGGCGGTTCGTCCGGCGGAAGCTCTGGCAGCGGGAGCGGAAGCACGTCCGGAATCGTGGACACCATGGTTGGCATGGGGAGCGACACGAAAGCCTATGAGTATCTTCTGGGGCTTGGTTACTCAAACGCCAAGACGGAACAGCTTTGGAGCTTGTATGAAGCGGCGAGAGACGACGGCGGCTCCGGGAGCAGCACCCCGTCGTTCAGCGATTACAGCGAGGCTGTGGCCTACATGAAGCAAAACGGAGTGCCCAGCGGAAACGCGTCCGGGGCCATGACAAAGAGCGAGTGGGCACGCCGGAAAGCCTCTTATCAGCAATATGGGCAGGGCGGCACGGAGGTTACGTCTTATGACAGCTACTCCGAGTACCTGACGGCTTACGTTCAGTATTGCATCGAAACCTACGGAGGATAAGGAGGGGCAAGCATGAGTTTTAGTGATTGGACCAAAAAGCGGAAGCAACAGAATGCGTCCGCGAATCAGGACACCACAAAGGAACAGAGCGGGACGCAGGCAACTGCGTCCGCTGCCGCTTCCAGCATTGCGCGGGATGACAAGCCCTCCTCTTTCGGTGAGTGGACCAGAAAAAGCCAGGGCGAGGCCGCGTGGCGCGACGAGGAGGTAGGGTTCAACGATTGGCTGGATAGCCTCTCGAAATTCTCCACCAGAATGAGCGATGACTATTCAAAACGGGATGGGGTCTACCAGAGCGCCGACACGATGGGGACCTATCTGGACGATACAGGCCGTGGAATCGATGCGCTTTCCCAGAAATCTGATGCCTATAAGCAGTATTTTACCGCCTACAAGAGCATGTACGACGAGCTTTACGGGGAGGATGCTGTCAACCAGATTCTCTCCTCTCTGGACGAGGGCAGCAAATACCTTTCCAACGTGCGCGAAAGCCTGAATAAGGAATCCGATTATTGGGCGCAGTTTGAGAACGAGGACGCCTACAACAAATATCAGGACGTTCTTAGCTGGCAGGATTTGGCGAACAGCGCCGACTTCGAGGAAAAGAGCCAGTACGACGCAGAGGCCAACGCCAGCGAGAAAAAAATGAAC